CCACTCAGTCAGTTCGTCCGGCTGACCGTCATCATACATTGTATCATAATACAGATCGGCGTTCCAATCTTCATCCTCGATCTCGACATCCCACTCTTGCCCCGGATCATCAATCCAAGGGTAAAGGCGGCTTTCCTGTTCCATGTCTTCATAATCGTTTGGCATTGTCATGTCTCCTAGTGATGCTCTCATTCTACACTCTATATCGTCAGTGTCAACACCCAAAATCCAGAAAAAAGAAAAATTTTCTTTGGCACAGAACTTGCTATGGTAAATATCATGCTAAACAGAGTACCCCCCTTCCGAGGGGACCCGGCCCGGCTTACCCCCTCCGGAGAGGGGAGCCTGAGGATCAGGTGGGATAAACCCACCCTCACCTCGGCCTTCCCAACCCCTCAGGAAGTTACCTTGGGCTTCTTCAGCCTCTTTAGAATCTTACGGGCACTAGTAAGCTTTTCTTGATGGTACTCAATATCTTGCTTGATGCTATCATAAATATTTTCTGGAATCTCATTGGTATGCTGGAAATGATTATAAAAGGTTCCACGACGAATACGAGAAATAGAACGCTCGTATCCACTGGTCAGAGACTTCAGAGTAAAGTTATAAACCTTACCATGATCCCTATATGTCACACCTTCCACAATATAAAAACTATTTTCACCATTTGGAACACCCTTAAACTCATACTTACCAGTTCCCCGCACAATCTTACCAACCAAGTTCTGAGGATTGCAATCGTAGCACATAATAGATTCTCCAAAGAGGGGTTAGTTACCGTTTCCAATCGTCATGCTCTCATTATATCTAGTATCGGTCAGGTGTCAAGAGTTTCTTCAGAAAAATAAAAATATTTATTGGAACAGAATTTGCTGGGAGGCTTGGACCCCCACAACAGGGGGTTCCTTCCGGAAGAGGAAAGATTAGGTTGTACACATATACACTATACAAATGTACACCATAGACAGGAAACAGTACATCGGTATAATTAATGTACAAATGTTCAGTATACCCCCCATTCCGAGGGGGGTTCGCCCCCGCCTACCCCCTCCGAAGAGGGGGTTCCTCCCTCGGTTGCGGGGTGTACAGAGGTATAGCGTACAGGCGTTCACTCCTCTTCGTCCAGCCGCACCCCTTCGTTGTATTCTGCCAGCAGCATATCCCGATCTGCTGGAGACACGATATTGTGCTCCAAGAAAAACTTTTTCATTTCCAGTGATCCACACTGGCGGAATCCCATCTCTCGGGCAATCGTTTTCAGTTCTTCGTTCATTCTTTCCCTTTCATTGATACGCTGAGTCTACAAAACTTTTTTGGGGCTGTCAACCTGAACACTAGTCCAGTGATTCATAGGCTAGTTCGGCACCGAGTTCATCGCTGAGGGTATAGGTGGTAGCCTGTTCACTACCACTCCAGAGGGTCCACACCCGACGTTCTAGTTCGATAATGTTGCTTCCGGTGATGACGTCGATGGTTTCACCGTAGCAGTCGTGAACGTGTGCAGCGTACATGGTTTCAGTTGCGTTGCTCATGAGTGAGTCTCTGTTGGTGGGATTGGTTGCCATGCCTCAAGTATATACTTGATATCGGCTGGCGTCAAGCGACTCGGCCAAGTTTTTTTTCGGAAAAGTTTTTCGTGTTTGGCACACGATTTGCTCGTGCAAATCTCATGCCAAAACTTCGGCACAGGATTTGCTAGGCTACCCCCCTTGCGAGGGGGCCCGGCCCGGCCTGCCCCCTCCGGAGAGGGGTATGTCCACTCCGGCGAGGGGTAGTGTACAGATGTTCACTAGTAGGCGGGAAACCAGCGCTTTCGCAACTCGGTTGCACCTTCAACAATCAGGCACTTGAGTAGAGTTCTGTGAGCATAGCTCACATCGGCATCGAGCCTGTCTTGAGCACCCCTCATTTTGGTGGTGATCTCCTGATCAGTCATCGCCTCAAGCGAGGCTTGGAAGTATGGTCCGTTTTTTGCTATGTTGAACATATGTTCACCTCCTCACAGTTGAACGGGCATGTAGTCGATAACCACCTCACAGTGATCTTTGCAGCACGGGCAGACTTCATATTCTACCTCGGTGTCGTTCAGGAACACGTTGCAGCAGCCGCTCGTGGCGACCTGAACTTCGGCAAAGGTTTCCTCGACCTGGCGGGTTTCAAAGGCGATGCTCATGAGTGACTCTCCGTTGGTAGGGTTGGTTGCCATGCCTCAAGTATACTCTCTGTATCGGCACGGGTCAACACCTCGATCCAAGTTTTTTTTGGAAAAAAGTTTTTTCTGTTTGGCACACCTTTTGCTCGGGCAAATCCTATGCCAAAACTTCGGCACACCTTTTGCTAGGCCGCCCCCCTTGCGAGGGGGCCCGGCCCGGCCTGCCCCCTCCGGAGAGGGGTACGCCCACTCCGGCGAGGGTTGGTGTACAGATGTTCACTAGTGTACAGGCGTTCAGTCTTCCCATAGTGAACGTTCGTTCAGTATGTTCTCTTCAGTGTAGAATGCCATCACCTTGGCCTTGGCTGCTTCTCGCCTCTCAGCATCGGTCAGCGGCTTGGGTTGCTTGGCCGCAGCCCGTTTTGCAAGCCAGTTGCGATACTGCTCGTCCTGTTCAGGCGTATAGTCGAGCGGCTCAGGCTCAGGCCCACGGAAGTCTTCGAGAGCGTCGAAGAACTCTTCCCCCTCTGGTAGGGGGATGCTCTCGGCTTCTCTGTTCAGTTCTGCGATGGCGGCCTTGAACTGGTCAACGGTCAGCAGGTCGTAGTCGATGGGTTTCATTCTTAGGTTCCTTGGGGTTGTGATGATCTGATTCTACCGAGCTGGCTCGGGGCTGTCAACAGGTGAACAAATGTTTTTTACTCCTCCCACTCTTCCACGATGATTGAGCAGTGTTCGCCACAGTGAGGGCAGATGCCGATCTCCTCTTGTTCAGGTGAGAGGATCGAGTTGCAGCATTCGCTCGTGGTTTCGGTGAACTTCATTGTCGTTTCCCTTGGGTTGGTTTCGTTGATAGGGTGAGTCTACCATACTGATCGGCAGGCTGTCAAGAGGTTCGCCAAGTTTTTTTTGTTTTTTTCTGGCACAGCATTTGCTCGTGCAAATATCATGCCAAAACTTTGGTACACCATTTGCTATGCTACCCCCCTTGCGAGGGGGTCCGGCGGGGCGTACCCCCTCCGGAGAGGGGTGTACCCACTCCGGCGAAGGGTAGTGAACAAACGTTTAGGCCATATCGTACATCACTTCTTCATCGTCGCTGTTGACGATAGAGAAGCGGTGTGCGTCTGCGTTCAACCGGCAGTTGATTCGGACAGCCATTTCCAGCGATGCCAGATCCGAGCCGCTCATCCACTTAATGACTTTTCCACAAGCGTCGTAGATGCGAGCGGTGAAACGAGTTGAGGTTGCGAGGTGCATTTCAAGGTTCCTTGGGGTTGGTTGATGATGCTCTGATTCTACTAAACTGGCTCGGGGCCGTCAACAGGTGAACAAATGTTTTTTCAGTTTTTTTCTACCGTCCACTCTTCAAACACTGGCTCGCAGTGTTCGCCACAGCACGGGCAGATCTCGTAATCCAACTGTTCACCACTCATTTCCTCACAGCAGCAATCGCTGAACCACAGGACGACGCTTTCCAGATTCTCGTGGCATTCAACGCGCATGGTTGACACTCCGTTAGGAAGGTTGTTGATCATGCTTCAAGTATACCATACTGATCGGCACTTGTCAAGCCTCTCGGCCAGTTTTTTTTTCTTTTTTTTCTGGCACAGCATTTGCTATGCTACCCCCCTTGCGAGGGGGCCCGGCGGGGCCTACCCCCTCCGAAGAGGGGTGTTTCCCCCCATATTAGGGGGTTGGTTTAGCATGTACATATGTACACCCCCCTTGCGGGGGGCATACTATATGTAACATAGTATATATTAACAGATAGGAGTATAACTATAAAAGATACTAAAAACAGTAACAGCCAGAAACAGCATGATACAAACGATATCCATATCACCATCGGTCATAGGTTTGTCCTCAATAGTATAGCCCAACAGAATATAATCCACACTATAGCAATCATAGTACACTCCCCTAGTCTAGTATAACTGGCGGTTTATTACCAACATACTCTTCATGTACGCATTCATAGGTGGGGTTCCCATCTTCATCATTCGAGACAAGATATACTTTCACACTATATAGTATATCCCAACCATCCCATATTTCCATCGACTCGTCGATTGTAATATCGACACAATCCCCCTTACTACCCTCTTCCAACTCGGCCCCGTGGATATCACAAGCGACGGCGAGAAAGTATTCATTCATGTATGGCATAGTATAATCTCCTTTAGGGCTGTCAACCTGAACACTAGTCCAGCGTGTGGCGTTCTCCGCAGATGAGTTCTGCACCAAGATCATCACTGATGGAGTATGTGATACTCTGTTTACTACCACTCCAGACGGTCCACACTCGGAGTTCCAGTTCCGCTACATTGTTTCCGGTGAAGGAATCAATCTCCTCACCAAAGACATCATAAACGGTAGCGGTGAACATGTTTTCAGTTACAGTAGTCATTTTCTTCTTTCCTTTAGTATATAAAAACTCATAGACCCCTAAAAACCCCGTTATGCGGGGTAGGAGAATCTTCCGATCTTTTCAACACTCTTGATACGGGAAAGTTTGATACTCTTGAAACCTTCCGTCTCACTGTACAACACTAGCGTGTGAGTGCTATCTTTCTTGGAAGCCTTGAATGATTCAAAGAAGAAGTTATCAAACGTCCGGTCATCGTCTCGCACAACACGGCAGATGATACGATCTGTAGTGTTGAAAGCCTCTTTTGCAATGTCCATGATATTGTCGATTTTCTGGAAGCCGTTCATGGTTTCGATCCTTGGGGTTGGTTGTCGTTTCCGTTCTGCTTTCATTCTACAGTTTGGATCGACCATTGCAAGCGAAAACTTTTGAGATTTTCCGTTTTGTGTCGTAAGTCGTTTGTTTGCAACCACTTACGTCACTTGGGATTTTCCGATTTTCCCAGTGGACACTTGGGATTTGAGAATCCGCACACGATTTTCCCCGTTCTTGCAATCGTGTTGCAAGTATTCTAGGGTTCGATTATTGCAATCGTGTTGCAACTCCGCTCGGCCCATTCTTGCAATCGTGTTGCAACTCTAAAATATAACATAGTATAACACTAAACTATAACATACAATATTGAACTATACTATTTTCATTGTATTATACTATGGGGGTTTTATAATCTCAGAGAAGTATACAAATCGCGATATATAAACGCCCGGTGGTCCATAAACAATAGGCACCACCATTATAAATGTAATACCTAAACTATCCTATTGTGCCTCTATCCGATAAATGTTATCAACGGTGTATAGGTTAAAACTAGCAAGATACTCTATCAAATAATTGACATTATTATCTCAAGCTCCTATGATAAACATTATCAACACTTTTTATTGAGAGTAAAAGCATGAAAAATATAAACAGCGAACTTAAAGTAATAGCTTCTGAGAATCTAGATGTATCAAAAGACCTAGAACAAGAAGATCAAAACTTACAAGAAACATTAAAAGCCTATGAAACAACAAGTTCAGAATCAAAAACAGATAAATGAAGAGGATTTACTAGAAACTATAGATATTATTAGTAAAAAGCTTTCTTACAAATTCAAATTTGGTTATCACGAAATAGAAGATATGAAACAGCAAATCAGCGTATTTGCAATCGAGGGTCTACAAAATTATGACCATAAAAGACCTCTTGAAAATTTCTTATGGACACACGTTAGAAATCGCCTCTTCAATTTTAAACGAGACAACTATCAAAGACCAGACAAACCCTGCAACACTTGTCCCTTTTTTGACAAACACTCAGGAGATTCCTCTAAAGACTGCTTAAAATACAAAAATAAAAACGACTGCGATCTTTATAATAGTTGGCATTCTAGAAATAACGCCAAGAAAAATTTAATGTACCTAAATACTATAGAAGAATTAAAGGACTACTTATCTAATAAAGATAAAAATCAAACCGACAGCGCCGAAGAACAAGAATTATTAGATATTCTAGATGAAAAACTTTATGGAGAAACTAGAGAGATATACTTAAAGATTAAAATGGGAACTAAAGTATACAAGACCGAATTCAATAAACTTCTTAACAAAATTAAAGAGTTAATCAATGAATAAAAAACGCGGACAATTATCTAATGATGAAATGGAATTTATTCGTGATAACGTAGGCTCTATGACTATAGAGAATATCGCCCTGTCTTTAAATAGAAGCACTAAACCTATAGAAAAATATATCGTACAAAATAGTCTTAGTTTTGATAGAGAAGAAAACAAAACAGACGAAAATCTTAGACTCAAGTTACACGCTAAAAGTTTTTGGAACGAAGTACAAAAACAATTTGATGAAGAAACTGGAGAATTAAAATATTTTGAAGATACCTGGATCGGCCTTGTCAAACAATTTAGGGAAGACGTACTTCCTGCAGAAGAACTTCAGATCAAACAATTTATAACAATCGACATTCTCATTAATCGCTCTATGAAGGAAAGAAAAAGACATATTGCCGAAACAGAAAGACTGCAAAGACAAGTAGACTTAGAATATAAACTACCAGAAAAAGACAGAGATGGCCCCAGACTAGCTAGCTTAGAAACCCAACTAAATTTTGCCCGCAATAGCATAGCCTCTTATACAAATGAATATACTAAATTATTATCAGAACAACAAAAAATCAGCAAAGACCTAAAAGCAACCAGAGAACAAAGAATTAAAAGAATCGAAGATGGTAAAAGTAGCTGGGTCGGATTAATCAGAATGCTAGAAGATGAACTTATTCGTGAAAAAGAAGGTAAAGAAATGGAGATCATCGCTCTTGCAACATCTAAAGCTAAAGAAAAACTTTATGAAAATCACGCATATGAAGATGGAAAAGTTGACCAACCAATCTTAACTCCTGAGAGCCTAGAATATATAGATTCTATAGAGGAGAACAATCATGGCATATAGAAATTATAGCGACCCTCAATATAAAGAGTGGAGACAAAAAATTTATGCAAGAGACAGGTTTAGTTGTCAATGGCCCGGATGTACAAACAAAAAGAAAGTAGAGGCTCATCATATTTTACGATGGGCAGATTATCCAGGATTGCGGTATCATTTGGATAATGGCATTACATTATGTAAATATCATCATCAGCAGATTAACGGAAATGAAGATAGCTACATAAAATTTTTTACTGACCTAATTATGAGAAAAAAAGATGGATGAATTTACAATTATCGTAGATACTAGAGAGCAGCTTCCCTGGGAGTTTGGTGCTCATGCTACAGCTAAAAGAAAGCTTGATACTGGAGACTATAGTATCGAAGGACTAGAAAATCTACTTACAATAGAAAGAAAACAAAGTGTTAGTGAAATAGCTAATAATATAACAGAAAAAAGATTTCCGGCATTTTTAGAAAGAATGAGTCAGATACCGCATAAGTTTATACTATTCGAATTTGATCTGCAAGATGTTTACGATTTTCCTGTTGGGAGCGACATACCTAAAAGTAAGTGGGACAAGTTAAGAGTAAAAAATAATTACATTCTAAAACAGATAAGTTTATTCCACATAAAATACGGCATTCATACTATATTCTGTGGAGATAGTGACAATGCAGAAAAAATGGCCGTTAGAATAATGAGAACAGTTTATGACAAATACAGATAATTTAATATACGAAAATGCATGGTTAGGTCTAGGAGACTTATCTAAATTAGAACTAGACATTAACCCACTATTTGGAAGAACAAAAGAAGACATAGAAAATCCAGACTTACACTTATTAAGATTACTTAGGAATCCAAAATATTTTGGTGCGACCGTAAGACTATTAATGAATATCGAACTACACCCAATACAGATTGCTCTGCTCCAAGAGTTTTGGTATAGACCCTTCCCTATGTTTATTGCTAGTCGTGGTTTTGGTAAGTCATTTAGTCTTGCTCTTTATAGCATGTTAAAGTGCATTCTAGTTCCGGGAACAAAGATTGTTATTGTTGGCGCTGCTTTTCGGCAGAGTAAAATTATATTTGAATATATGGAGAATATGTGGAGAAACAGTCCTATTATAAGGAGTATATTTAGTAGCAATGATGATGGACCAAGAAGAGATGTTGACCGTTGTACTATACGTCTTGGTGATAGTTGGGCTATTGCTGTTCCTATGGGTGACGGCAGCAAAATTAGAGGTCTCCGTGCGCATATTATCATTGCTGACGAGTTTGCTAGTATTAGTCCGGATATCTATGAAACGGTTGTAGCTGGTTTCGCTGCTGTTAGTGCGAGTCCTATTCAAAATGTGAAAGAAGAGGCTCGTAAGAAAGCTATGAGAGAAGCAGGCTTATGGACCGATGAACTAGAAGCTGTTCAAATCAAAAAAGGAAATCAAGCAATAATTAGTGGTACGGCTGATTATAGCTTTAAGCATTTTGCTCAATATTGGAATAGGTATAAGGCCATTATTAATAGCAGGGGAGATAGGCACAAATTAAAAGAAATATTCGGCAATGATCCTCCTGAGAATTTTAATTGGAAAGATTATAGTATTATTAGAATTCCATATGAGTTGATTCCTAAGGGATTTATGGATGATAAACAAGTTGCTAGAGCTAAAGCCACGATTCACACGGGAATCTATAACATGGAGTACGCCGCTTGTTTCACAGAAGACAGCGACGGTTTCTTTAAGCGTAGTCTTATTGAGAGTTGTGTTTGCAAAGAAGACAAACCCATTGTTATTAATGATAAAGAAATTTTATTTGATGTTACAACTAAGGGTAATCCTCAATACAAATATGTATACGGCATCGACCCCGCTTCAGAAAAAGATAATTTTAGCATTGTTGTTTTAGAGCTTCATGGAGATCATACCAGAATAGTTTATTGTTGGACTACAAACAGAAGCAATTTTAAAGACAGACAAAAAACAGGACTTGTTGGAGAACATGATTTTTATGGTTTCTGTGCCAGAAAAATTCGTAATCTCATGAAAGTATTTCCTTGTGAAAGGATAGGAATGGATGCTCAGGGAGGAGGTGTCGCAATTGAAGAAGCACTGCACGATCCTTCCAAAGTAGAAGAAGGGGAAAATTTAATTTGGCCAGTTATTGATTATGACAAACCAAAAGAAACTGATGATCAACAAGGTTTGCATATTCTAGAATTAGTTCAATTTGCTAAAGCGGATTGGACAGCAGCAGCTAATCATGGTTTGAGAAAAGACCTAGAAGATAGAATATTATTATTTCCAAGATTTGATAATCTAAGTTTAGGATTAGCATTAGATAGAGATAATAAAGATATACTTGACAGTTCAATAGAAAAAGTTTATGATAATGAAAGTGAATGTATTTTAGAAATAGAAGACTTAAAGGATGAATTAACAACTATTGTGATGACACAAACTAGTAGCGGTGTTGGAGGTAGAGATAAATGGGACACCCCAGACATTAAGCTTCCCAATGGAAAGAAAGGAAAACTCAGAAAAGACCGATATAGCGCTTTAGTTATTGCTAATATGATAGCAAGACAAATGAATAGAGAACTAGTACATGCTAGTTTTGATATTATCGGAGGAAACCTGAGAACAATGGGTAAAAAAGGCGGAGAAATGTATAAAGGACCTAGTTGGTTTACTTCTGCCGCTAATGAAGATTTGTATACTGGTATTTATAGATAATAGCGGTGTATTATTTTTGTATCAAACACAATTGTTTTACAATAGGATTGCAATAGTATTATGAAAAATCAAAATATACCAGACGCTAGTATCTTACTTGAAAATGCTTATGTCACATGGAACGATAATGATATCCAAGACAAAAGAACAGCTTTAGATGAAGCTTCTAAAAGCCTAGAAGAATTCACTGGTATAGAAAGATCTACAGCAGGAAGATACGGACCTGTTGATTGGTCAAACTTATCTACTGGACCCACTAGCGGTAGACCAGGATTAACAAGATCGGATTATGAAGCATTTAGGCCAGACGAAGCTGTTCCTAAAAAGATAAAAGGGATTATTCAGAATTCTAACCTTATTTATCATAGAGTAGGTTTGGTAAAAAATGTTATTGATCTTATGGGAGATTTTGCGAGTCAAGGTGTTAGGATTTCTCACCCTAATAAAAGAATTGAAAGATTCTATAAAAATTGGTTTGCTAAAGTCAACGGATCAGATAGAAGCGAAAGATTCCTAAATAGTCTTTACAGATTAGGTAATGTCGTTATTAATAGACAAACAGCAAAGATTAGCGTAAAAGCAGAAAAGGAGATGTACAAAAGTATAGCTTCTCCGGATCAAATCATAAATTATAGCGATATCTCTCCGGATGTTCAAAAAAGGGAAATTCCTTGGAAATACACATTTGTTGATCCTGTTTTTGTTGATGTAGTGGGTGGGCCATTGTGTAATTTCTTAAACAAAAAAGCTTATTCGATAATATTACCAGCTTATCTAAGAAAAATTATCAAAAGCCCAAAGAACGATGCTGAAAGAGCAATAGTTGAGCAATTACCAGCGGCCATAATAGAAGCTGCTGATACTAAAAAACCATATTTGCTAGATCCGAATAAAACTATGGTTTTTCATTATAAGAAAGACGATTGGCAGGCTTGGGCATATCCGATTATTTATAGTGTTATGGACGATATTAACACAATTGAAAAACTAAAGCTTGCTGACCTTGCTGCTCTTGACGGAGCTATTAGCAATATCAGAATTTTTAAGCTGGGTAGTTTAGAACACAAAATTGCTCCAACAACAGCAGCAGCCAGTAAGTTGAGTAGTATACTACAAAACAATGTTGGTGGAGGAACGATGGATTTAGTTTGGGGACCAGATATTGAATTGATCGAAAGCAAATCAAATGTTTATCAATTTCTTGGTCAAGAAAAGTATGTTCCTCACTTGAATATGGTCTATGCTGGTCTTGGTATTCCACCAACTCTAACCGGTACTTTTGGAGCTGCTGGTACTACAAATAATTTTATAAGTCTAAAGACATTAACTCAAAGACTTCAGTATGGACGAAGAGTGCTTTTAGAATTTTGGAATAATGAAATCAAAATGGTACAAAAATCAATGGGCTTTAGTCGTCCGGCTGTTATAGAATTTGAAAGGATGGACCTTAGCAATGAAGAAGCAGAAAAAGCTTTATTAATTCAGCTAGCGGATAGAAACGTAATTAGCGATGAATTATTACAGACAAACTTTGGAATATATCCAGAACTTGAAAAATCAAGACTTAATCAAGAAAACAAAGCAAGAGAAAGCGATAGAATGGTTAAGAAGAGCGGTCCTTATTATGATCCTGAATTTAGCAATAGTCTTAAAAAGATTGCTTTGCAGTTAGGTCTAGCTACAACTAGTCAAGTAGGATTGAATCTTAGTCCGAGACCAGAAGATGAGCAAACTACTATTGAAGCCAAAGCATGTCCCCCACAATGTCCAGAACAAGAAGTAGATAATACTCCAATCTCAAATACTAATGAAAAACAACCCGAAGGCGAATCTGGAAGACCGCCCGGAACAGTAGATACTAAGAAAAGAAAGCAAAGAGAATTTGATCCACAACCAGGTATACCACAAGCTTCCGCTTCTTTACAGCTATGGGCTATAGAGGCTCAAGAGAAAATTTCGGAAATAGTAAATCCTTTTTTTCTGGATTTTTATCAAAAGAAAAATATGCGAAGTTTATCGTCAGAAGAGTATACAGAAGCAGAAAATGCCAAAACAAAAATTTTCTTTTCTCTAGAGCCCAAGACTCATGTAAAAGAAGAAATAGTTTTATCTAAACTCAATACTATCAATAGTATTGAATGCAAAAAAATATTTGCTGCATATGAAAAATTTATCAAATTATTATCTTCCGAAATGCCAAGACAAATGAATACAGAAGAACTTAAATACACCAAGGCTTATTTCTATAACAATATGGTGTAATAAGTTAAAGCAATTCAACAAGAAAGGTAATAACAATGAAAATATACGACCATGAAAAACAAGACGGTCTAGAAGAAATAATTAAAGCAAACGCAAGTTTTACCTATTCCTGCGAAATTGAGAATACTCATAAACCCAACATAGACAAAAAACAAATCAAAGCTTTAGCTGCCGTAGAAGACAAAGATTTATATTACACTCAATCAATTTTAGTTAGTACTGATTGGAATAAAAACGACGATATTTTTGACCCAAAAGAAGTATGGGCAGCTAAGGAAACACCACTGCATAAACCAACTAATATTGAACATCAAGAAGGAAAAATTGTAGGACATATTGTTGCAAATTGGCCAATAACAGTTGATGGAGTTATTATAGATAAAGATACTCCTGTTGAAAATTTGCCAGATAAATATCATGTATTAACAGCTTCAGTAATATATAAAGGATTTACAGATCCAGAGTTAAAAGAAAGATCTGAATCTTTAATTGCTGAAATTGAAGAAGGTACAAAGTATGTTAGTATGGAATGTTTCTTTAACGGGTTTGATTATGGGTTAACAAATACGGCTACTGGCGAATTTAAAGTTTTGCCTAGAAATGAAGATACTTCATATTTGACTAAACATCTGAGAGCATATGGAGGTGTTGGACAAATAGAAGATCATAAAATTGGTAGAGTTTTAAGAAATATTACATTTAGCGGAAAAGGATTTGTAGACAAACCGGCAAATCCAGAAAGTGTTATATTTCAAAAAGAAAACTTCAAATTTTTGGAAGATAAAAAAAATTCAGAAAATACAACAGAAGGTGTATCCACTATACAAGCCAATTTACAGGAGGCAAAAATGAGTTCAAAAAATTTAAACACTAACGATAAGGTTGAAGCTATGAATGATTGCACAGAATTAGTAAAGGAAGCTTATGCTGCTCGTGATGAGTTTAAAGCTCAAGCCTCCGAGCTAGAAACATCACTAAAAACAAAAGACGAAGCTCTCGCAGAACTCCAAGCTTCTGTAGAAACTCTTGCTGCCGAAAAAGATGAGGCTGCAAAGAAATATGCAGAAGATATGAAAAAGAAAGACGAAGAAATGCAAAAGATGAAAGCAGAGCTAGAAGCTACATCTGAAGTTCTTGCTGCTTACAAGGATAAAGAAGAAGAAATGATGAAAAAAGAAAAGAAGATGAAAAGAATGGCTTCATTAATTGAAGCTGGTCTTGAAAATGAAGCTGCTGCTTCTGAAGTTGATAAATTTGAGTCATTAGCTGATGAAGCTTTTGAAAACATGGTGTCCCTTCTTGCTGCTATGAAACCAAAGAAGGATATGATGAAAAAAGAAGAAGAAGAAGCAATGATGATGAAGAAAAAAATGGCTTCAGAAGAAGAACTAACAGAAGCACTCGAAAATGCAGAAGTTGCAGAAGACACTGAGCTAACAGTAGGTTCTGATGAATCAGAAGACGAAATGGCCAGCACAAGAGCAGCTTTGATTGATTTTGTTTACAACCGACTCGGCAAAACTTTAGATAAGGGAGAATAAAATGGCTCTAAAACCAGATCGTGTAGAAGCATACACAGACATCTCATTCTTTATGAATGAAACAGGCGAACGTGGTGGTATTGTAGTACATTCAACTGCAGGTTCAGGATCAGCTATGGACGATTCTAATGCTGTTGTAGAATATGCTGCTGATCAGTCTGGAACAAATCCAGCTGGACTACTACTATGTGATGTTGTTGATCTAGACTTAACAAGGCAGCACATCAATTTCCATAAAGACGAAGTACAAAAGGGTAGCAAAGTTACACTGCTTCGTCAGGGTTTTGTAGTTACAGATATGATTGTTTCTGGCGTTTCACCATCTGCTGGAGAACCAGCTTATTATGGCGCTGAGGGACTATTGACAAATGTAAGTACTAATAGCACTCAGGTCGGTCGCTGGTTAAGCGCAAAAGACTCTGAGGGTTATGCCAAAGTAGACATCAACATTACATAACTTTTGAAAGGGAGAATAAAATGGCTAATAGATTTGAACCAACCTCAGAGCTTACAGATCTACTAAAGAGATCAGGTTCTGCAAGAAGAGAAGAAGCTTTAGCAGCTACTAATGAGTTTGCTAAGGCTCTCGAATTACCACTACGTCAAGGTCTTCTTAGCGGAGATATTTTGAATGGTATTTTCGAAGCTATCCAGCTTGCTCCTGGCGCAGCTCCAGAATTTCCTTTAGATTTCCTAGCTCCAGGTACTGAAAAAGATTTCGTTGCTTATACAATTCCAAATCATGGATATGTTCCACAAAGACATGTAGAAGGCGATTACGTCATGGTACCAACCTATGATGTCGCAAATGCTATCGACTACTTACTAAAGTATGCTCGTGATGCACGTTGGGATGTCGTTGGTCGTGCTATGGAAGTTCTAGAAGGTGGTTTTGTTAAGAAGATGAACGACGACGGATGGCACACAGTACTTGCTGCCGGTGTTGACCGTAATATTGTTGTTTATGATAGCGATGCAGATGCTGGTCAGTTTACAAAGAGATTAGTTTCTCTTATGAAAACTGTTATGCGCCGTAACGGTGGTGGTAATAGCACCTCTGTTAATCGCGCTGCCTTAACAGACCTATATGTTTCTCCAGAAGCACACGAAGATATTCGTAACTGGGGAATTGATCAAGTTGACGAAGTAACTCGTAGAGAAATCTATGTTGCTGACGATAACTCACAGGTTTTAACAAGAATCTTCGGTGTTAATCTTCATGCGCTAGACGAACTTGGCGAAGACCAAGAATACCAGCTCTACTACGAAAATGTTCTTGGCGGAACATTGCCAGCTGGCGACGTAGAAGTTGTTGTTGGTCTTGACCAGAGCAAACGAGATAGCTTTATCATGCCAGTTCGTGAGCAAGTACAGATCTTTGAAGACGAAGCACTACATCGTCAGAAAAGAGCTGGTTTCTATGGATGGGCAGAGCAAGGCTTTGCTGTTCTAGATAATCGTAGAGTATTACTTGGCTCATTCTAAGATAACTTAGAATTTTACTAACAAGATTAAAGGCTGCCAAAAAATTGGTGGCCTTTTTTCTTTTATATAGCTCATAGGTGTATTTAGAAATTAAGGTATTATTCTAACTAAAATATTTGAGGTGAGGAGCCGCAATGCCAGCTAAAACTGTTATACAACTTAGAAGAGATACAGCTGCAGATTGGTCATCTGCTCCTAGTACATTAGGACGCGGGATTTTATATGAAGGCGAAATAGGATTTGAAACAGATACATACAGATTCAAAATTGGAGACGGAACAACCACATGGGATAATTTAGATTATTTCGGAGCTAGTGGAGTTGTTAGTAGTGGAATTGAAGGTGGTGGCACAACTAATTATTTACCTATATTTACTGACGGAGTAACGATAGGTAATAGTGAAATATATCAAGATATTAATGACATTATTATTGGAGGAACATCAGCTTCAGCTAAATTGCATGTAGAAGGTGATTTTTATGTTTCTAATGGTATTTTAGATCAAGATTTAAATCCCGGTTCTAGTGGTCAGATTTTATCTTCTACAGCAAGTGGTATAGCATGGATAGATAATACAGGAGGAGCAAGCGGAACTATTGATGGTTCTGGTATAGCTAATTATATTACTTCGTGGCAAGACACAGACACCATAACAAATAGCATTATTTTTCAAAGTGGCTCTAATATCGGAATTGGTACCACCAATCCATCTTATAAACTACAAGTTAATGGCAATTTTGCCGCAACAAGCAAAAGCTTCCGTATTCCTCATCCGTCTAAAGATACTGGAGAATTAGTATACGGCTCATTAGAATCTCCTTACCACGGCATTAGACTTACGGGAAGAGGAAAAACATCGAAAGGGAAATGCGTAGTTGATTTGCCATACTACATAAAAGATTTAATACACGAAGAAAATTGTTCAATTCAAATAACTAACTATGGCCATAGCAAAATATTATTTGTGGATAAAGTTGACATTTCTAAAAATTGTTTTACTATAAAAGTAGCAAGACCTAAAGCTGGCGAAGAATTAGAATTCTTCTGGGATTTCACAGCAATTAGGAAAGACATAGAAGAACTACAAGTAGAACAATAGGATTTAAATAAATGCTAATTCTGGGACAAGAAGCCCTCAAATATGGGGGCAAGGTAATACCTTTGATATTACCAATAGAAGAACTAAAAGGACCAACTAGTACTAATGTTAGTATAATTAACATTAATGGAAAATTAGTAGCAAATATTCGCAATCTAAATTACTTTATGTATCATGCTGATAAAACTAGAAATCCACACGCATGGGGTCCGCTACTTTATATACATCCAGAAGCAGATAGAACATTAACAACATACAATTATCTTTGTGAATTAGACGATAATTATAACATCACAGCATGGTCATGGATAGATACTTCTGAGTTAGACGTAAAGCCCATATGGGAATTCATAGGTTTAGAAGACGGAAGATTAATATTTTGGGACAACAAGTTCTTTATTTGCGGCGTCAGAAGAGACACAACTACTACTGGTGTTGGTAGGATGGAACTCAGTGAACTAATAGTAGAAGGAAAGAAAGCAAAAGAAATTAGTAGAGTAAGAATCCCTGCCCCTGATCCAGATAGAACATATTGTGAAAAAAATTGGATGCCAGTAATGGATAAACCATATCATTTTGTGAAATGGAGTAATCCAACAGAATTAGTTAGATTTGATCCGGAAACCAAACAAACACATACAATATTACAAAGAGAACCCGTATTGTTAGATACTAATGATCTAAGAGGCGGATCTCAAATTATCCCATACAAAGACCACTATTTCTGCATAACCCATGAAGTTGGTTTATATCAAACACAAACAGATAGAAAAGACGGATATTATTGGCACCGTTGTGTTATTTGGGACAGAGATTTTAATTTATTAAGAGTTTCTGAACCCTTTACTTTTATGGATGGAAAAATAGAATTTTGTGTAGGAATAGCAGAACATAAAAATAATTTTGTTATTACTTTCGGATTTTTAGATAATGCAGCATACCTAATAGAAATTCCTAAACACAGGATGGATAAAATACTAGAATTATGATAGACATTAACAAACTAAACAATTATATACTTGATCCAGATGATCCAATTAAGAATTATGAAGTAGCTTTGGATTACTACAATATTAAAAATTATTCTTCTGCTGGTGGTTTCTTTTTGAGAGCAGCAGAAAGATCTGAAGGTGACCTTAGATATGCCTGTATGGTATATATGGCAATTATTATTAGAGAACTAGGTGATAGAGAATTCACAGAGAACATTCTTTTGAAATTTTTAAATTCTATTTATCCAGATAGACCAGAGGCTTATTATCATTTAGCAAAGATAGCTGAAAGAAAAGACTCATATATGGATTGTTATTGGTTTACAAAGGAAGCAATTCGTAGAGCAGAAAATGCCGTAGATACTTATACAGACTTAGAGTACCCTGGTATACATGAGCTCTATTTTCTTTTAGGTTGGTCCGCGTGGTATACGGATAAGCCTCACGAAGCAAGAATGGCATATCAGCATTTGCTTAAAAATTATTTAGATGTTCTTGATGATGGCCAAAAACAGTATCTACAAAAAATGACTTTAGAACTAGGAATGGATAGAGAATACAATACCATTATTCCTTATGACAAATATAACGAGTGGTATAACTTTATCTATCAGTTCGATAATAAAGACAAGATAGAAAAAAACTATTCTCAAGTATTACAGGATATGTTTGTGGCTTATATTTTAAACGGTAAAGAAAATGGGACTTACTTAGAAATCGGTTCTTCTTTTCCTTACTATACAAACAATACTGCTATGCTAGAGACATATCTTAATTGGACTGGGATAGGTATTGATAATAATGAGGAAGTTGTTTCTAACTATAATCAAACTAGAAAAAACAAAGCAATAGCAACAGATGCTCTTACAGTTGATTATAGAAAATTACTGAGAGAAAACTATCCAGATAAAGTTGTTGATTACCTGCAACTGGACATTCAGACCCCAGAGGATACTTATAACGTATTAACTAAAATTCCTTTTGATGAATATAAGTTTGCGGTAATCACTTATGAGCATGATGACTATGTAGATATTACTCAAACATATAAAGAAAAATCAAGAGAATATTTATTTTCTAAAGGTTATGTTCTTGCAGTTCCCGATGTGACTCCTGTGGACGGATTCAGTTTTGAGGATTGGTGGGTTCATCCTGATCTTGTTGATACTAACAGGATTGCTACTATGAATAGGCTTGCTCATATTAATTGGGGTTCCATGAAGGAAGTTGATAAGCAAACAATTTATAGAGAAATTCAAGAAGAAAAAATATATGACTATTGGAGAAAAGTTAGAGAAGGAGATGTTGTTGTTGATATAGGATCAAATGTAGGAGCATTTTCCGTCAATGCTTTATCCAAAAAACTAAAAAATCTTTATTGCATAGAATCTTCTAGAGAGTATCTCAACATAACTAGAAATAATACATCAGTTATGAACTATTATGATTGTCCGATAGAATATATTGATAAGAGCATAGGGCGAAATGGATCAGTTATAAATTCATTTACTGAAAACGATCAATCTCCTATTATGACTTTTAAAGATTTCATTAACGAATACAAAATCCCATACATAGATTTTCTAAAAATTGACGCAGAAGGTGCTGAGTATGATATCTTTACTCCAGAAAATATTGGATACCTAAAGAGAAATGTTCAGTTTATTGCTGTAGAATTTCATACATACTATCCTGGTAATCGTGATAAGTTTAAAATTTTTAGAGACAATATACTATCTCATTTTCAAGATGTGAGAGTTAGATCATGTACAACTCAAAATATTGTGCCAGGACAGTCAATAGATCTATCTAAGTATATCAAAAACGATGAATTTATAGATAATTATGAACAGCAAATTATGATTTACATAAATAATGACAGAACTTCAATATAAACTATCAAACTTTCCGCCAGTATTTGTAGTGAGTGTTCAAAGCTCAGTTGATAGAAGGAGATATGTAAATCAAGAGTTTGTCAAGCATGGAATTGATAATGTCTATTATTCTATTTTTGATTTATGGGAAGAAGATAAATATATAGTCAGTGGTAGAAATTTATCTCAGTTGCATATAGGCAGTTATGGTCCAGTTACTTCTCATCTTTTAACAAACAAATACTGGACTCAAAACACCGATTATGAATATGTTATCGTTGCTGAAGATGACATATCTTTTGATTTTGTAAAATACTGGAATTTTACATGGAGAGATTTTTTAAACGCTCTTCCTGAGGATTGGGAGCTTGTTCAATTAAGTACCATGAGGGAATTTCCAGAAGAAATAGGAATAAATTTTCGGGAAAGACACAATGCAGATTTAGGTTGTCAAATTTATCTAGTAAAAAGAAATTATGCAGAAAATGTAGTTTCTAGATATTGTACAGAAAATGGTTTTCATCTAGAAATACCTATCTGTGATGTTTTATACAAAGAAAATGAGATTTGGAAACAATGTGATTTAATTCCTATTGTTGAAAATATTATCTATGAAGCAATAGGAAAAACTTATTGTATGCCTCTTTTTTATGAAAAGCTTAAATTTGATACATTATCAATCGGTAATAATACTAAAGAAAGTTGGAGAGACAGTTGTTATCAGCATCTTTTGTCAAAATGGCAAAAAATATAGCCCAAAAAACTATTCAGGTGTAATTAATACTAACACCGTCCTTGCTAGGCAAAACAACATTTAGGAGTAAATAAAAGTTATGGCAGATATCATTATAACACCGGGAAGTGGGTCACTGGTTTTTTACAGTGGCGTAGACGGAGTAGGTGAATTAGGTAAATTCCAAACTTCTGGTAGTGGCGTGAGCTATGTCTCTACTTCTGGTGAATTAGTTGTAGATGATCTATCTATTAGTTCTACGCTTAAAGTTCCTGGCTTGCCTGAAAATGCAGATATTGTTGGAACAGATAAAGTTCTCGTAGAACAAAGCGGACAAGTTATCAAAACAGATGTTAGCAACCTTATTTCAGACGCAGGAAGCATAACTGGTGTCGCTCCTAATGAAGCTGTTTATATTTCTGGGGGTTTATTAGGTACTATTTATAACACAACCATTGGAGATAGTGTTGAGTCGGTAGAGGTCGGAGGTGCAGATCCAACCCCAGCCTCAGAATGGAAAACAAAAAGTGTAGTAGAAGTATTAGATACAATCTTGTTCCCAACTATTGATGCTTCAATTGCTTCAAATAGATCTGTAACTCTCGGTGTTTCTGGTGGTGGAGGAACATTAGAGGTAGGAAGCACTACAGCTAGATCATTAACAGCTACATTTAACCAAGGAAGCATTACAAACGGAGATGGAACATCAGGTCCTTCCCTTGTTGGTGCAGCAACTCAATATACATTTACTGGCACAGGAATTTCTTCTACTTCTCAAGCTGGGAATGTTCTTAGCTTAGGAACACCAGCTATTGTTTTCGGATCAAATAATTGGGCCGTTACAGTAGACTATGGCGCTGGAACTGGAGCCTATTATGATAACAAAGGAAATGTTGGAACAAATCTAGATGGATCAAGAGTTTCTGGCAGCGTTAGCGACACCACTAGTTCTCCAACAATAAATGGTATATATCCATACTTCTGGGGACTAGCAGACTCCCAACTATCCGCTGCTCAAATTATTGCAGAAATTGAAGCAGGAAATGCGAATAAAGTTGTCTCTTCTGCTTCAGGAACAATTTCTATCCAGTGGAACGCAAGTAGTAAATATCTATGGTTTGCTCATGACTCAACATACACAACCAAAACTGTATGGTATGTTACAGCTCTAAATAATGGTAGTATTGGAGGCGGGTCAAATCTATTCGGTTCTACTGTTACTGGAGACGTTGATAGTCCAGACTCATTATGGTCAGCTAGAAACTTCAAAACTTACATTACTAATTACGCTACAAGTACCGGTTCTGACACTATGGAATTAAGGAACTCATAAACATGGCAATAAATCTCAATGATAATATTCTTGTAAATGCTCCGAAGCCTAGCGACGATAGATATGGTCCATGGCCAAGTATATCTGGAGCTAATTCTAGTGTTATAGAAGCTAACAGATATGTTGGTTTAACAGTAGGAGTTACCGGAGTAAGTGGGGTAGCAGAATACTGGTATGCTAGTGGAATTCAAGATTCAGACTTAGTGCTCAAAATAGTAGAAGGTAGCACAGGTCTTCAAGGTGTTCAGGGTATTCAAGGTATACAAGGTATACAAGGCACTCAAGGCATCCAGGGTATTCAAGGCGTTCAAGGACTGCAAGGTACTCAGGGCGTTCAAGGCATACAGGGAGTTCAAGGACTACAAGGTACTCAGGGCGTTCAAGGCGTGCAGGGAGTTCAAGGACTACAAGGCACTCAGGGCGTTCAAGGCGTGCAGGGAGTTCAAGGACTACAAGGCACTCAGGGCGTTCAAGGCGTGCAGGGAGTTCAAGGATTACAAGGAACTCAGGGTGTTCAAGGTGTACAAGGCACTCAGGGTGATAGATATGCTACAACGAGTTCTACTAGCTTAACAATTGGAACTGGTTCAAAAACTTTTACAGTAGACACAGGTCTACAGTGGAGCGTTGGACAAGAAGCCGTTATAACAGCCGACGCTAGTAATTTTATGTCAGGTACAGTTACTGCTTATAATGTCGGTACTGGCTCTATGACTGTAGATGTTGATAACGCTACTGGCTCAGGTACTTTTTCTGCTTGGGACGTAAATCTTGGCGGCGCTCCTGGTCCTGCTGGAGCCCAAGGTGTACAGGGCATTCAAGGTATCCAAGGGTCCCAGGGTGTTCAAGGTGTTCAGGGCACTCAAGGACTACAAGGTATTCAGGGTACACAAGGTGTCCAGGGTATCCAAGGTATTCAAGGTGTTCAAGGCATCCAAGGCATTCAAGGTGTTCAAGGCATCCAAGGAACTCAGGGTATTCAAGGTGTACAGGGTACTCAAGGATTACAGGGTGTCCAAGGTATCCAAGGGACTCAAGGTACTCAAGGTATACAAGGTGTTCAAGGTGGATATGATTCCTTAACAACAGAGTTAACGGCAAATTCAGGTGTTGGTCTTATTTATAACAGTGGTAATGATACCGCAACTTTATTTATAGAACCAACAGGTATTACAATAACCACCGACCCAGTAGATTATCTAATAGCTGATTTAAGCGGCGATCCTGTAAGAATTACTGTAGAAAATGCAGCCTTACAAGGAGTTCAAGGTTTACAGGGAATCCAGGGTATTCAAGGTACTCAAGGCGTTCAAGGAATACAAGGTGTTCAAGGGTTACAAGGCACCCAAGGTGTTCAAGGTGTCCAAGGCGTTCAAGGACTACAAGGTACTCAGGGTGTCCAGGGCGTACAAGGAGTTCAAGGGCTGCAAGGCACTCAGGGTGTTCAAGGCGTACAGGGTGTTCAAGGATTACAAGGCACTCAGGGTGTTCAAGGCGTACAAGGCGTACAAGGCGTACAAGGAACACAGGGTGTTCAAGGTGTACAGGGTATCCAAGGATTACAAGGCACTCAGGGAGTACAGGGCGTTCAGGGTGTCCAAGGTTTACAAGGAACCCAAGGTGTTCAAGGTGTACAGGGGGTTCAAGGCTTACAAGGCACTCAGGGTGTACAGGGCGTACAGGGTGTCCAAGGTTTACAGGGAACTCAAGGCGTTCAAGGTGTACAGGGTACCCAAGGATTACAAGGCACTCAGGGCGTTCAGGGTGTCCAAGGTATTCAAGGAGTACAAGGAATACAAGGCACTCAGGGAGTTCAAGGTGTCCAGGGAGTTCAAGGCTTACAAGGCACTCAGGGTGTACAAGGTGTACAAGGAGTACAAGGCCTTCAGGGTACTCAAGGCGTTCAAGGTGTACAGGGTACTCAAGGATTACAAGGCACTCAGGGTGTTCAAGGTGTTCAAGGTGTTCAAGGTGTTCAAGGCACCCAAGGAATTCAAGGCGTTCAAGGCACTCAAGGACTGCAAGGTACTCAGGGTGTTCAAGGTGTCCAAGGAATCCAAGGCACTCAAGGTGTTCAAGGCGTTCAAGGTGTAGAAGGTCCAGTAGCAGGATCTGCGAATCAAGTTATTTATAAAGACGGAGCAAATGACGCAACAGGCAGTTCTAACTTTACATTTAATGAATCAACTAATGAGCTTACATTATTAGGAACTCTTTCAGCAACAACTAAAAGCTTCTTGATTAAACATCCTAGTAAAGACAAAGAAGGAATGCTTTTAAGATATAGTAGTCTAGAGTCTCCTTTTCATGGAGTTAGACTATCTGGAAAAGGCAAACTGGAAAATGGCAAATGTGTTGTTTCTTTACCAGAATATCTAAAAGATTTGGTACTAAATGCAGATGATGATAATCTAAGTGTGCAATTGACTAGCTATAGGGATAATTGTAGTTTATTTGTTGAAAGTATAAATGTTTCAGAAAATAATTTTGTAGTATCTTGTGATCACAAAAATTTTCATGAATTTTTCTGGACTTTTACAGCTACAAGATCGGATGTTGAGCCTTTAGTAGTGGAATTTTAGTAAATTAAAAGTTTGTTAAAAGCTTTTAGTGTACTATAATGTAACTAGGCAACAATACTATCAAGGGTAATTAATAGCTATGGCAATTAATCTAAACGACAATATACTTATCAATGCTCCTAAGCCTTCAGATGATAGATACGGACCTTGGAGCAGTGTTTCTGACGCCAATACAAATGTGATACCTGCTAATAGATATCTGGGATTAACTGTTGGTATTTCTGGTGCATCTGGAGTTTTAGACTATTGGTATGCTAGTGGAATATCCGATGGCGACTTAGTAGAAAAAGCAGCCTCTTTACAGGGCGTACAAGGAGTTCAAGGTCTACAAGGTACTCAAGGTGTGCAAGGCATTCAGGGTGTTCAAGGTTTACAGGGGACTCAAGGCGTTCAGGGCGTCCAGGGAGTTCAAGGCTTACAAGGAACTCAGGGCGTTCAAGGTGTACAGGGAGTTCAAGGCTTACAAGGTACTCAGGGTGTGCAAGGCGTACAGGGAGTCCAAGGCTTACAAGGTACTCAGGGTGTGCAAGGTGTACAGGGAGTCCAAGGTCTACAAGGCGTTCAAGGCGTTCAAGGTATTCAGGGTATTCAGGGTATTCAGGGTGTTCAAGGCTTACAAGGTACTCAGGGAGTACAGGGCGTTCAGGGTGTTCAAGGCTTACAGGGCACTCAAGGTGTTCAAGGTGTTCAAGGTTTACAAGGTACTCAAGGTGTACAAGGAGTTCAGGGGATCAAGGGCCAGTCAGCTCTATATGCAACAACTAGTAGCGATACATTAGACCTAGATAGCGACGTTGGGAACACAGTAAATATTACAGTAGGAACGGGCTTATCTTATGGTGTGTCTGATAACGTTATAATAGCGTACAATGAAACAAATTACTTTACAGGTGTTGTTCAAAGCTATAATGCATTAACTGGAGGGATGTCTGTCCAGCTTACTTTTTCTACAAGAGATACAGAAACAACGTCTTATTCTAGCTGGAACGTTAATCTAAGCGGCTCACAGGGTGTTCAGGGTGTTCAGGGTATTCAAGGATTACAAGGCGTTCAAGGCGTACAGGGAATACAAGGTACTCAGGGCGTACAAGGAGTTCAGGGGCTTCAAGGTTTACAAGGCGTCCAAGGCATCCAAGGCATCCAAGGCATCCAAGGTATACAGGGAACTCAGGGAACTCAGGGGATACAAGGTGTCCAGGGCGGTTATGATTCCTTAACAACACAGATTACCACAAATTCAGGAGTTGGATTAGATTATAATAGTGGCGCAGATATTTTGAATTTCTATTTAGAGCCATCAGGAATACCCACGTCCGCATCAGCTAATTCTACTGACTATTTAATTGTTGATTCAAGTAGCGGTACTGTTAGAGTTACAATAGAAGATGCGGCTTTGCAAGGAGTTCAGGGGGTTCAAGGCTTACAGGGCACTCAAGGCGTTCAGGGCGTTCAGGGCGTTCAAGGCTTACAAGGTACTCAAGGCGTTCAGGGAGTACAGGGAGTACAGGGTGTACAAGGCTTACAAGGTACTCAAGGCGTTCAAGGCGTTCAGGGTGTTCAAGGCTTACAGGGTACTCAAGGCGTTCAGGGCGTTCAGGGTGTTCAAGGCTTGCAGGGCACTCAAGGTGTTCAGGGCGTTCAAGGCCTACAAGGTACCCAGGGAGCACAGGGCGTACAAGGATTGCAGGGCACTCAAGGCGTTCAAGGAGTTCAAGGTTTACAAGGTACTCAGGGAGTTCAGGGCGTTCAGGGCGTTCAAGGCTTACAAGGTACTCAGGGAGTTCAGGGCGTTCAAGGCTTACAAGGTACTCAAGGCGTTCAGGGAGTACAGGGTGTACAAGGCTTACAAGGTACTCAAGGCGTTCAGGGTGTTCAGGGTGTTCAAGGCTTACAGGGTACTCAAGGCGTTCAGGGCGTTCAGGGCGTTCAAGGCTTACAGGGCACTCAAGGCGTTCAGGGTGTACAGGGAGTCCAAGGTCTACAAGGCACTCAAGGCGTTCAAGGAGTACAG